AAAGGAATAAAAACATGGCAGGCGTAATCACAACCGGTACCCATCCTAAGGCCCTATGGCCTGGTATTAAAGCTTGGTGGGGCCAAGTATACGAAGAGCATCCAGAAGAATATTCTTCACTCTTTGATAAAGATTCATCACATCAAAACTACGAAGAAGATGTCCAGTTAACTGGATTCGGACTCGTTCCACAGAAAACTGAAGGCTCTGGAGTAATATTTGATTCAGAGATCCAAGGTTTCACAACTCGTTACACACATATCGCATACGCTTTGGGATATATTGTAACTAAAGAAGAACTTGATGATAACTTGTACGAACAAGTATCTAAGAAGCGTTCTGGTGCATTGGCTATGTCTTTCCGTCAAACGAAAGAAAACGTAGGTGCTAACATTTACAACCGTGCATTTACTACAGGTACCAACCTACAGTATGCTGGTGGTGATGGCGTAGCTCTTTGCTCTACAGCACATCCTAATACTTCTGGCGGTACATTCGCTAACAAGTTAACAGTTGATGCTGACTTGTCAGAAGCTTCTTTAGAAGATGCTACTATTGCTTTGATGGGTTTCCAAGACGACCGTGGTCTATTGATCAATGTAATGCCTAAATCATTACATATCGCTCGTCAAGAAATCTACAATGCTGGTCGTATTCTGAAGACTGTTTCTACTCCTGGTTCTGCAAACAATGACTTGAACATTCTCAAGGCAAACAATGTATTCCCAGGTGGTGCAGTTGTAAACCACTATTTCACAGCTCCACATGCTTGGTTCATTAGAACTAACGTACGTGATGGTATGAAATACTACGAACGTGTAGGTATCCAATTTGATATGGATAATGACTTTGACACCATGAATGCGAAAGCAAAAGGTTACGAGCGTTATTCTTTTGGTTGGACTGACCCACGTGCAATCTTTGGATCTAACGGTCCGTAATAAAGTAGGGGGCGCAAGCCCCCTTCTCTTCTAATAGCGGTATTGATCTACCGTTGATTTATCTCAAAGCTAACTAAAGGAACCTATAATGGCTAATCCAACCCGCTTCATATCTGGTATTTCTACATTTCCAGTTAAGAGCATTGTAAATACTTTCCCTACCGTCCCTTCACAATATCAAGTGAACAAGGGCGATGACTTTATTCCTTTCCGTCAGTCAACTGACTACACTGCAACAACTGGTGGTACCGGCGCAACTGCTGCTGCTTTTAGTTGGAATTGTGGTGCTGTTAAAGTGACTAGCGGTTCTACAACCCCATACAAGAGTATTGAAGCTCTTGGTGCAAATAGTTTACAATTTATTCCAGGCAACCAAGTATGGCATGATGTTCGTATGACGGCTCCTATTGCTGGTCAAACAAACCCATCAACTGATGCAAACATCTATTCTGGTTTTTTTGATAACGTTGATCCTACTGCAGCTTCGAATGGTGTTTACTTTGTTAAACCAGCTGGTGGCTCAACAGTTAACTTTGTAATCCTTAAAGCCGGTACAGCAACTACTTTCCAAAACGTAGCGGACTTGGCTAACCCAACAGGTTTTTATGGTTCACAGTTTGCAACTCCAGGTTCACTCACTGTTAATACTACAGGTACAACCCTTAGTTCTATTGCTATTAACTCTGCTGGTGCTGGCTATCGTGTAGCTCCTTTAGCTGTAGTTAATGGTACTGGTGGTTCTGGTGCACAGGCTTATGTACAAGTAGATGCTGCTCCAACAGGTCAACCTGGTGATGGTCCTGCTGCTGGTTATAGTTTGGCTGCTCCTTATCTTACTGCTGCTGGATCTGGCTATACTGCCGGTACATTCTCTATTGACTTAATGCCTTGGATTAATTTCCAATTTTATTACAATGGTAAAGGTACAATGTATGTTGGTGTTAACGGCTTTACAGTTTTAACAATCGGCAAAGATGGTACAACTGTAGCAACTCCTGGTTCTACATACAACGTAGCAACCTTAGGTGTTAATAGCTTTAACTTTTCTGGTACAACATTAAGCACTAGCGTTGCTCCAGTACAACCATACACTGGTGATGTATATGTAGCTCTTCCACAAGTACCAGTTCAATTAGACTTTGGTATTGTCGGTACTACTGCAAACAACCGTGTCATGTATGTTGAAGAAGTTAACATTGGATCTGAGTTAAACTAATATGACTATTCAATCTTATACAACATTAGAAGAAGCACAAGCAGTGGCTGAACCCACTGTTATTGTTTCTTATGATGGTACTTATGTAGTTTATTCAGACACAGATTTAGAGACTCCGCCTACTAATCCTGCACAAGGAGAATAACAATGGCTAACGTCGTTAACACTCAAATTATTATGGACGGTAATCGAAATGCCGTCGTTAAAGTTACTGGAGTATTAGATACATCTAACATAGCTGCTTCTGGCACATTAGGTACTGCTTCATCTGGTGCTACTACTATTAACTCTAAAGTTATTACATTCACCGCTGGTGGTTTAACACCAACTGTTGGTCAGGGTGTTACAGGTACTGGTATACCTGCGAATGCTTATGTTGCTGTTGTAAACAGTACAACACAAGTAACAATGAACGTAGCTGCTACTGCAACTGGTAGTTCATTAACTTTCTCATTAGTAGCTGGTAGTATTATTATTGTTGATCCAATTAACTATGCTTTGCTTCCTACAGGATTTAGAATTGATCATCTTGATTATTCTATTTCTGATCCACTAGAAGTTAGATTGCTTTGGGATGGTAGTACTCAAGTAGATATTATCCCTGTAGCTGGTCGAGGTAAGATGAGCTTCTGGAACTTTGGTGGTTTACAAAACAATGCACCTAGTCCTACAGGTCGTATTGCTTTAACAACTACTGGATATAATACTACATTAGGAACAACACCTTTGGTGTTCTCCGTAGTACTTGAACTGGTTAAACAAGGCGTTTAGTAATGCAGGTTGCAAATAGCAACGCTAAAGAACTACACCTATCCGCTACGGTTATCCGTGCGGATGGTACTGTAGTTGAATTAGGCGTTATAGATTATTGGCACAAAAACCCAATCAAACGTTTTATTTGGAGAATTAAAAAATGGCTACACTCTTAGTTAATACAGGACGTGCCATCGTTACTAGCCGCCTTAATGGTGGTGGTACCACTCCCAGCTATGTTGCTTGGGGAACTGGCGCAGGTACGACTGGTGCAACTGATACGACTTTGTTTACTGAAAATGGTTCCCGTGTAAGCGGTACTGTTACTCAACAAACAACGTCTACCACAAATGATACATTCCAAGTCGTAGGTACAGACACTGCCGGTTCCGGTATTACTGTTACTAATGCTGGTTTGTTTGATGCTTCAACCTCTGGCAATTTATTTGTCAAAGGAGACTTTACTGGTATTGCTTTAAACACTGGAGATGCAATTCAGTTTACATTTAAAGTTCAGTTTAGTTAATTATGGCTTTAAACGGAAGTTCCATCAATAAGGTGGTACTAAACGGTGCGGATTCAAATACCTTTAAACAGGTTCTTTCGTCCCTATCCTCGAGTGCTTCTACCATCGTTAAAAGCGTTGGTAGAGGTATCTCTCTCCTTGCAACAGGTACTCCTAATATTTCTAGGATACTAAGATTACTTAGAACACTATCAATTAATTCAACCGGTAGTATAAGTATTGCTAAGGCAATTAGTATTACTAAAACTATATTAAGTAGTATAACAACCACATTAATAAGGTTACCTAATAAAATATTAATAGCAACATTAACATCTGCTGTTTATATACAAAGATTAATTGGTAAAGTATTTAGCACTATCAGTGAACATGTTGCAGTTCTTATTGTAGAACTCGCTTCTCACTTTTTAACTATTACAGCTTCAGTAACTGGGTCTACATCTATTAAGCGTGGTATAGCAAAGACTATATCATTAGCAGTTACTAACATAAGTATATTAGTTAATAGAGTGGGGAAGTTATTAACCTCACTGACAACAAGTGCCGTTACTTTATCTAACACAATAAATAAGATTATTACCAAAGCAGTAACTAGTACAATTTCAATTGTTGTACATTTCTTCTTTTATAGATTTCTAACAATCGCAAGTACTATAGTACCTAATATGTATAAAGGATTATCTATGAACTTATCAACACTAACTACTAGCGTAGCAACAATAGTTAAAGCAATGAATAAATTAATTGCACTTAATGTTATTGTACTATTTAGTTTAGTAGCTGAGTTTGTTAAGAAGTTTGGTGCTATAGCTAAATATACCTTTATTGTACAGCCCAAAGAACGATTAATTAGTATTGCTAAAAATACTACTAGCGTAGTTCGATCGGCACAAAGATCATTATCTATTATTAAATCACGTATCATATTATTATTTAGGAATCCAAATGGCTGATAGTTTTTCATATAAGATTACTACAGAGTCCGAGTTATTTACTTTCGACTTCTCCCAGGTACTTTCACCTTCCGAGACTATTTCAACTTCATCGTGTTCTGTTATTGTTATGAATGGTGTTGATCCTACACCATCCACTATCTTAATTGGTGCTCCGGTTGTTGTTAACAAGACAGCATCACAGAGAGTAGCTAATGGCATTAGTGAAGTTACGTACCGTCTTGAAATGACTATTACAACATCACAAGGTAATACGTATGTTGGGGTTGGTGATCTTCCAGTATACGATGCTAGTTTGGTGTAACCTATGAGTTATCAATCAAACTATGTCAGGGGTAGTTGGAATTGCATTTGCGAGTCGTGCGGTCGTCTTGTTAAAGCGGGTGAGCTTCGTCAACGCTGGGATGGTTTCATGGTTGATGAGCAATGCTGGGAACCTAGGCAACCACAAGACTTTGTAAGGGGTGTGGCGGACTACCAAGCACCGCCATTTACTAGACCAGAGCAATCCGATAGTTTTATTCCAGTAACAATTATATATGATAATAATGGACAGCCTATCGTTCCATTATTTTATAGCACTGCTACAGCTAGTTTTTCTATTATTATAGCAACTGGACGACTTATCAATAAAAAACTTATTAATGGTTTTACTATTAATAGCACTACTTTAGGATAGTACATGACTATACTTTTTACAAACAACGCATCTACTTCATTAGCATCTTCTATTACCAGTGGAGCAACTTCCTTAACAGTATTGTCTGGGCAAGGGTCTTTATTTCCGACAATTACAGGCTCAAACATATTTTATATTACTTTACAAGGTGCATCAGGTTCTCCTATTGAGATTGTAAAAGTAACAGCACGTTCTGTTGATACAATGACTATTGTACGTGCTCAAGATGGCACAACAGCATCTGCTTTTAGTTCTGGGGATAAAGTTGAATTACGTCTTCCTGCAGTAGTTCTTAATGATTTTCCACAATTAGATGGCGCTAATACATTTAGTGGCGCTAATACATTTAGTAATTTAATAGCAACTGGTGGTTCTATTGATAATAGTCCTATAGGTTCTACAACAAGGTCAAGCGTTAAAGCCAATACATTAGATTTAGGTTTGTCTACTCAAAGTGTAGCTATTGGACAAGGTAATTCATCTTTATTAAAGAATCGCATTATCAATGGAAGCATGGTAATAGACCAAAGAAATAGTGGTGCTAGTGTTACTCCTAGTGTTTTATATTCCTCTTACACTTTGGATAGATGGAATACAGTTTACTCAACTGCTTCAAAGTTTAGTGTTCAACAAAATGCTGGTTCAGTAACTACTCCAGCAGGATTTACTAATTATCTTGGCATAACTTCTTTGTCTGCTTATTCTGTTCCATCTAATGAACAATACACATTACTTCAAAATATTGAAGGTTTTAATACGGCAGATTTAGATTTTGGTAAAAGCACAGCAAAAACAATTACCCTTAGTTTTTGGGTTCGCAGTTCATTAACTGGAACTTTTGGCGGTGTAATTAATAACTCTGGTTCAACAAGATGTTACCCATATACCTATTCAATCCCAGTAGCTAATACTTGGACACAAATTAGCTTAACTGTAGCTGGAGATACTGCTGGAACTTGGTTAACTACCAATGGTATCGGTATGCAAGTATTGTTTTCTTTGGGAAGTGGCACAGGTCAAAATGGAACGGCAGGTTCTTGGTCTAGCACTCCTTATACAGGCGCAACAGGGCAAACAAATTTAGTAGGAACAAGCGGTGCAACCTTTTACATTACTGGTGTTCAACTAGAAGTAGGAAGTAGTGCTACTGGATATGAGTATCGTCAGTATGGTCAAGAGTTAGCCCTGTGTCAGAGGTATTTGCCAGTTATTCAAATTCCTGGAGGCGCATATTCTTACACAGGTCAAGCATTCAGTTCGACAGTTGCAATTTGCTATATTCCTTTTTTAGTGCAAGCAAGGACCAATCCTACTGGGATTGTTGCATCAGGAACCATTCAGTTATGTAATGCCGGTGGAGCTGGAACAGGAACACTGCAAATTAACACTGGAACAGTAACAGGATGCACTTTAAGTACAACGACTGCTACTGGTCTTGTGGCTGGTAGTGCGTCATGTCTGTTTGCTTCATCATCTCAGACAATTCAATTTACTGGATGCGAATTATGAGCTTTTCTAATTGGAAATACTATAAAGATTTTAAAGGCAATATTATCGGAATTGTTAATCTTGATGGGTTGCAATCTCGTTTATTAATTGATGTTGAGGTAACTAAATGGCTTGAAGAAGGCAACACACCATTGCCAGCAGAGGACATAGTATGACCACAATAATTGACGGAAGTGCTGGGATAACTTTTCCTAATAATTCAGTACAAGACCATTGCAAATTAGCATGGACACCTGAAGTCATTACCGCTTATCAAGCACAACAAACTAATCAAAGAGTAGGTGCGTAATGGCTAAACTAACAGCACTTGGTCTTTCCGAAGATGAAGTAAAGGCTTTGGTGGGCTAATATGATTAATGAAGCTCTAGAAAATAGAGTAGTACGTCTGGAGATTAAAACAGACAACCATGAAGATGATATTAAAGAGCTTCGCAAGTCTGCTACTGATCTGTCAAAAGCCATGGCAAGTATAGAAAAGAATCTAGCACAGATTAAGTATATTGCCATTGGAGCTCTTGCTGTTGTTGTAACACAGTCTCTTGGTCTTGATCGTTCAATTAAACTATTATTTGGAGGCTAGATGTCTACAACCTTTACAGTAAGCCGTGATCAGATTATCCAGTTAGCATTACGCAAACTTGGTGTATTGGAACTTGGCGACACTCCTGATGCAGCTACAGTAGCTAATGCATCACTAGCTCTTAACTTATTTATTAAACAGATGGCAACATCTGGTTTAAAGATATGGAAGACTAACGAATTAATATTACCACTTGTTGCTGGACAGACTGAGTATGTTATTGGTCCATCTAGTACAGGTGCTGTAGATCTTAATACTGACAAACCTCTTAAAGTTATTCAGGGTTGGTTACGTAACAACACTGTTAGTCCAGCTATTGATGATGTGCAGATACAGTTATTAAGTAAACAAGAATACAACATGTTAGGCTCTAAGTTCAGTACTGGAACTCCTAACAGTTTGTTTTATGAAGTAAGACAAAATACTGGTAACATGTATTTGTATGTAACACCTGACAGTAATGCAGCTGCTACATTTGAACTACACTTTGTTTGCCAACAACCAATGGCTGACATTAATACAGCACAAGCTATTCCAGACTTTCCCACTGAGTGGATGAATGTATTGGTATGGAACCTTGCTGACCAACTAGCTATTGAATATAGTGTGCCAGGTAATCATCGTCAAGAGATTGCTGTGCGTGCTAAAATGTACAAAGAAGAATTAGAAGGATGGGATGTTGAGTCGTACTCTACATTCTTCCAACCTGACATGAGAATGGGTAGACCATCTTCTAACAACATACCATAATAGGATACTATGCCAATTGCAAGACTACCTTTAGCACAACCAATAGAGACTCGTGATGGTACCTTGGCAAAGGATTCTAAGTGTGTCAATGGTTACTTTGAGACAGTAGGACAGAAGCGAGAGTTTATTAAACGACCTGGTATTTTAAATACAGGTGCAACACTTGCTAATGCACAAGGACAGGGTTTATATAACTTTAATGGTTCGTTATTTGCTGCGGTGAATAATGTTCTATATAAGATTAATCCTACAACTTATGCTGTAACTACTATTGGTACTATGACTGGTACTATAGGTGGTATAGTACAACAGTGTTATTTTAATAGCACACTTAACAACACATACTTGTTTGTACAGAATCAAGTAAATGGTTACACATACAATCCAGCTACAGGCGTCTTTGCTAAGGTCGTTGATGATGGTATTACCGTTGTAACGATTATTACAGGTGGTAGTGGATACACTGCCCCTGCTGTTTCCTTTTCAGCACCTAGTGGTGGTGGAACAACAGCTACTGGAACTGTACAGTTTACTGGTGGTGTAGTTACTGGTATTACAATTACTAATACTGGTAGTGGTTATACTTCCAGTGATACGTTAGTGGTCACTATCACTGATGGTGGTCCAGGTGTTAATGCAACTGCATCAGCTTTGTTAAACGGATTCCCTGCAGGTCCTTATGCAACAGGTGCTATTTATCTAGATACTTATACTGTTATTGGTGGTACTAATGGTGAGATATATACATCTGATCCTAATAACCCTACAGTATGGAATGCCCTTAATTTTATTACAGCAGAAGCAGAACCCGATGGGTTAGTTGGGATTGTTAAACATCTTAACTATGTATTAGCTTTTGGTCAGTGGTCAACAGACTTCTATTATGATACTGGCTCATACCCAGGTTCCCCCCTAGCTATTGCCACACCATATCACATTGAATTAGGGTGTGCTAGTGGAGATTCTATCTGTTCGTTTGAACAAACAACAGTCTGGATTGGTACTGCTAAAGAGCAGGGACCTTCGGTATACTCTATCATGGGTGTATCACCGTCAAAGATATCAACACCATTCATTGATCGTATTCTAAACAACAGCACTCTTACAGATGTGATTGCATATCCATTACGAATTAATGGACATACCTTTTACATACTCACATTAGCAGATCTTAATCAAACACTTGTGTATGATCTTAATGAGAAGCAGTGGTATCAGTGGACTATGTGGGCTATTGGTGATAGTGATTCCGGCGTTAACGGCATATATGCAGAACAGTATTTCCGGCCTAGTTATTTTGCTGGTGTTGGTGAGACATACTTCTTGCTAGATGATGACAATGGTACGCTGTACACAATGTCTGACACATATTACAATGATAATGGTGCTCCAATCTACTATAGAGCAGTAACCCCTATTATGGATAGTGGAACTACTAAGCGTAAGTTTTATCATCGCATTGAGATTGTAGGTGATAAGATTCCGGCTACAATGAATATAAGACATACTGGCGATGATTATAAAACATGGTCAAGCTACAGACAAGTAAACTTAAATAATGGACGTCCTCAGATATACCAAGTTGGTGCAGACCGACGAAGGGCTTGGGAGTTCTTATGTACTGACAATCAACCAATCCGACTTGAAGCTGCTGAGTGTGACTTTGATGTTGGCGAGTTAGAGAATGTAGGACAACCAGCACAGCAAGGGTAAGATAGATGGTAACGTATCAAGTCGAGCAATACTCTGACGTTCTTCCAGAGCTGCGGGTTATATACCCTGAGCACTATAAAGAAATAGAGCAAGAGGTTAGTGGTGGTTATGAACTAGACCCAGACTGGACTCAGTACTTTGCTCTTGAACAAACTGGTATGTTACATGTTATTACTTGTCGCAAAGACGATAAGCTTATTGGTTACATGTTCTACATTGTTAGTAAACACTTACATGTAAAGTCATGCGTTACAGCCTACGAAGATATATATTTCCTTCGTAAGGAATACAGAAAAGGACGGACTGGTATTCGTATGTTTCAGTTTGCTGAACAACATATGAAGTCTATCGGTGTGAATAAAATGCTAGGCACTACTAAGGTACATATAGATAACTCAAAGTTATTTGAATACCTTGGATATCAGTTTGTAGAAAAACTCTTCAGTAAATATATATAAAAAGGAATTAATATGGGTGGCGTAGTCAATGCAATCTTTGGTGGTGGTGGTGGTGGTACATCTTCCCCTGCTCCATTACCACAAAGTCAAACAGATCCGTACGGTGCTATCGGTGGTCGTACAGCGGCTGCTAATCAGCTGTTGGGTTTTATGAATAACCCATCATCTGCTATGAGCTCACCAGGCTATCAACAGCAGTTGCAACAAGGTCAGAATGCACAGCAAGCTGCTGGTGCAGCTAGTGGAACACTGCAATCAGGTGCGCAAGCTAATGCTCTACAGAGTATGGGACAGAATACATTTGGTGCTTACTATCAACAGATGCTTGGTAACCTTGGTTCTTTGTCTGGTGCTACTTCACAGACTCCTGCTGGTGGTGCTCAAGCACAAAATCAAAGTAATCAAATTGCTTCCAACGCACAGAATCAGAATGCACAGTCTGGTATTGGCTTAGTTGGTATGGCTCTTGGTGGTGCTAGTGCTGCTGGTTTGTTTAGTGGCGGAACTGGAATGATGGGTTCTGGTCAAACTCCAAACTGGTCTAACCCTTATGCAAGTTATGACCCTACTGGCGGTGCTGGTGGTGGTGTAGGTTTATCAGGTATTGAATAATGAGTTTCTGGAACAACCCTGGAGCATCGTTTGAAGGGCTAGCGCACGACCCGTGGCACAGTATGCAGAACTTTATGACTACTGGTGTAGTTCCAATGTTACCTTATATTGCTGGTGCGATTGGTGGTGCTTATGGTGGTCCCGCAGGGGCTGCTGCCGCTGGTGGTGCTACTCAAGAGGGTATTGATTACTTTGGTGGTAACTCACAAGCCAGAACTGGTCAAGGTATTATGGGTAGTCTAATGTCTGGTGCTGGTAAAGGTCAATTGGGTAGCTCAGCGTATGGTGCATACGATACTGGATCTATCGGACCTAGTCAAGGACAACAAGGTATTAGTCAGTTAATGAAACTGTTTGGTAACTCTTCTAGTGGTTCAAGTACAGGTGGTACTAGCTCTTCTAGTTCACCTCTCAATTACTTTCAAGCACGTAATCAAAAGATACAAGAATTACAGAAATATATAACTGGTGAGCCTCCATTGACTGGTATTGGCAACCAAGCTGCTGTCTCTCAAGATGCTGAGAGGCAAGCACTAGAGGGTTCTAGTACCGATAAGAATAAACCAGAATACGTAGCTGACTCAAAACCAGTTGAAGTGTTTAATGATGAAACAAGTGAAGGATAACATATGGCAAACTTAGCGCAAGCCTTTGCAGGCGGATTTGAAAGTGGTCAAGCTATAGGCGATACTATTGTTGCCGATCGTGATCTTAAACAGGCTCAAGCTGAATCAGGTCCTGGTGCTGATCTATTTACTACCTATCAGAAGGCCGGTCAGATGGCTATGCAATCTGGTAACACTCGTGTAGCAGATAAGTTTCTTAAGCAGGCTAATGAATTTAAAGGTGAAGCACTTAAGCAACACATCAGTGAACTTAAAGTTCATCAAGGTGAAGTAGAGGCTTTGTACCAAGACTTACAAGGTAGCAAGACTAAAGAAGATCTTCTTGGTCGTGTTAATAGTGCAGCAGCTGGTGGAAGATTATCTGAGGCAGAAAAGCTTGAGTACTCTGGTGCTATTAACAAATTAACTGATGAACAAGTTCCAGCTTTTATTGAAGCAGCTGGTAAGAAAACTCTTGGTTACAAAGAACAATTAGATGTACAATCTAAGATTGCACATGATGCTCTTGAGCAAGATAGATTTAAAGAAGAAAAACGACATCATATTGTAACCGAACGTAATCAAGCTATTAATGCTTCTGGTAAACCTACTCATGCTGAAAAGAAAGCAGAGAAGGTTGAGGAACATACACAGGGTCGACTTGAAAAAGCACAAGATACACTTACTGCTGAGAAGCGTAGAATACGTGACCTTGATCCTAAGAAGTTTGATAAAAAAGCAAAAGATGAACTTATAGCACAAGCTGAACTTGATTATGAAGAAGACACTGCCAGTTTAAGAAAACCTGAAGCTGCTCCAACTAAATCTGATGTAGCTTCTGTTACTGATGTTGACAAGAATAAGTTAATATCTCTTAATAAAGAAGGTAAATTAACTAAGGGTCAGAAAGAAGAGTTTGATAGTCACTATGGTCCAGGCGCAGCTGATAAGATATTAGGTAATGCTAAAGACTCATCTAAGGCCGGTGCTGGTCAAAAGACACATGATGGATACCCAGCTCGAGAAAATGCAGATGGTTCTTATTCAACTGAAGTATCTATTACTGTAACTAATCCTAAATTAAATAATGGTAAACCAACTAATATTCCTTCCTTATGGAAAGGAAAAGAGGTTGATGAGGATACGGCAGTACGTAATGCGCTTGCAACCGGTAAGTCTTATAAATCGTTTAATTCAATTAAAGAAGCTGTTAGTGCTGCTAAAGCACGATCAGAGGCTGGTGGTGCTGGAGCAGACAACAAACCAGAAACTAAAAAAGAATTAACAGATGAAGAGCAGTTGTCTGAGGATTTAGCTAAAGCTACTGGTGTTCAGGAACGTAATGCAATTCGTAACGATTATAATATCAGGCAAGATCGTAAAGCAAAACAAGCTAACCAAAAGGCTATTGCTGCTAAAGGGAAAGAAAAGACTGAAGCTGCTATTGCTAAGGCACAGAAGAATGGTTTAGTCCTTTCTGGTATGTCTGGTACACAGCTTAAGTTTGTTGATCCAAAAACTGGTAAAGAAGTACTAGAATCTGAACTATAAAAGGAAGTCACATGGCAACGTTTGAAGGACCTACACAAGGTAGTACAGCATCACCTAGTACTTTTACAGGACCTTCTACAGAAACATCTACAGAATCTAAATCAACATTCTCTGGTCCAGTTAAAGCTAAAGTAGGTGGTATTCAGGCTGAGGTGCTTGAAGTGCTTGATGGTGACACTGCTAAGGTACGTCTTCCTTCAGGTCGAATTAAGTCTATTCGTATCGCTGAGATTGATGCTCCTGAAATATCACACGATAAACGTGGTGCTCAAGTTGGTGGTGATGAAGCAACTAAAGAATTATCTAATCGCATTGGCGGTAAGAAGATTTCATTGTCTGGTTTAAAAGCTGATCCTTATGGTAGGTTTGTAGCGTCTGTTGAGGTTGATGGCATAAATGTTGGAAAAGACATGCTAGATAAGAAAGTCGTTCAACCATATGGTCAAGAACGTACATTCTTTGGTAAACTTAAAGGCGATCCTGTTACTCCTAAAGAGTGGCGTGATGAGGGTAAAGCAGATGCTGAAGGACACTATAGCTGGGATAGGCTCAAGAAGCACCCTATAAGCGCCATAGCAGGCACTGTTGCTTCTGTGGTAGACTTAGCCACTGGTCTGCCTGAGTGGGCCTCTAGGACCGCTTTAACGGGCGTTGGTATTGTTAAGGAAACTTTGACTGGTGTTGACAAAGCTGGTAGTGAAAAGTCCCTTAAAAAGGCTGAAGAGTTTGCTGACAAGTATACCAAAGAGTTTCATATGGATGCTCTTACTGGTTTAGCTGGTCGAGCTGCTACAGCTATGGGTGCTGACCCAACAATGATTGGTCATGCATTTGATCCTGTATCTAAACTATACCAAGCAGGTCAAGAAGCTTTACAAGAACAAGGAGCTAAGATTGGTATTGCTCCAGCTGCTACACAGTTTGCTATGGATAACATTGTAGCTATTCTTACTCCTAAAGTAATGGGTAAGGCTCATGAAGTTCTTACTGAAGGCAAACCTACTCCGGAATATGTAAACGAATATCGTGCTCGTAAAGAAGAGCAGTATGCACAAGCTGAAAAGAAAGCGTCTGTAGAGGTCTTTGGTGAAGATGGTAAACCTGTTAAGGTTGGACAACCAGCAGCTTTAACTGAGACAGCTATTCGTGATAAAAAGACTGGCGTTGTTGAACGCATGGGTCCTAAGCATGATGAAGCCCGTAAAGCTGAAACTAAAGACACACATGAACAAGGATTCATTGATGCTGATGGTAACTTCCTTGAACGTAAAGATGCCCTTACTAGGGCTCAAGAAACTGGTCAAGTAGCAAAAGGTAAGAAGCTAGATTTTCCTGATGAGGGATTGCATAGTGGTGACTTACGTGATTCTGGTGATCCTCGTTTCCAAATAAAGGAAAAGAAAGTACGTACTGAGGAGCAAGTTCGTGAAGAGCTTGTTGATGCCGCTACTGATGCTCACATGCAAAAGATTAGTAAAGCATTTGATCTTCCTGAGTTGGTTACTGATATTAAAGGACGTAAACTACAGGCACCTAAATCTTTAGGTTTAGAGAAACTTCCTGGTGTTGTGAAAGAAGAGCCTACTAAATATGCTAAATGGGCAGAAGATCTTAAAGATACTTTAGGTGTTCTAGTTCGTGGTGAGATTAAAGATGGTCTTGATACCCATTTTAAAGCTTTAAAGATGTCTAATGATATTATGCCATCTAAAGAAGGCCGTGAGCGTGTTTGGCGTGCAATTCAAGAAGGTAGGGCCGGTGAACTTACTGGAGATGCTAAAGAGTTATACGAATATCACAAAGCAAAAGTACAAGAACTTTGGGAAGCAGCTAAAGACCTTGGTGTTATTGAGGGATATATTGAGGACTATGCAGCACGGCATATTGATATGGAACATCTTTCTCCTGCTGAAAAAGAAGCGGTAATGAAAGAGATTGGTAGTGCTTATCCAGCGCTGCGCCCAACCACAAAGCATAGTAAGACACGTACTGTGACAGACTTTGGTGAGCTTAAAAAGATTATGGATAAACATGATCTTAAGTTTACAACTGAGGATTTAGCTGAGTCATTTAGATTATATGCTAATTCTGTCTTACGTGCTATTCGTGATACTAGAAAGTTAAATGCTTTAAAAACAACACGAGTAAGTGGTCTTCCTGTTCTTATGGAAATTGGTGGACGTGAAAAGATTCCACCGAACTATAAGCCTGTAAAAGGGGCTGGTATATATGAGAACTATGCTGTTCATCCTGATATCTATGATGCTGTAAAACATCTTATTGGTAGCAATGATCCTGGTGTAATCCTTAAAGCTGCTTCTACTTTATCAGGAGCCATTAAACGGGTTGCAGTGGGATTCTCATTGTTTCACTATGGTACATTGAACGTAGCTAATTTCCTTAGCAATAAACCAATGCATAGTCTTGAGTCTTTTCTTAAGACAAAGGGCGGTTTAAAGCGTGAGAGTTTACTTAAAGATCCTACTACAGGTCTTTTAAGTGAGGAAGCTAAGTTTCAGATTGATAACGGAGTTACATTCGGTATTATATCTGACTCTGGTGTTGGTGCTATGGATGCTATTGCTAAGGCTGCTGATAGTCTTCTTGGTAAGGTTACTGGTAAGAACTACAATCTAATCTATAAGGCAACTGAACCAGCTCGTAAAGTACAAAAAGTACTTGATCATATGACATGGGAAATTACTCATGATGGATTAAAGTATCTTGCTGCACAAAAGAAATTAGAGATGGCTAGATTAAATCATCCAGACATTCCAGATGCTGTTCACATGAAAGAGATTGCAAAGAACATTAATAATACATTTGGTGGTCTTGATTGGTTTAGTGTAGCACGTGAAGGTAATAGTAAGTTTAGTGAGAAGATTAAGATGGCAGCTTATAGTCCTACTGGGCGTATGGGTTTGCAGGTTCTTATGTTTGCTCCTGACTGGACAATGTCTACTGTTCGTGCAGTTACACACGCACTACCAGAGAGGGCTTTTGCTCCTGCTACTTGGGATCTATCAGCTGGTTTACAGGGATTGTTACACCCTCTAACCGAAGGTGATTACTCTAGACAGTACATGATGCGTTTTGCTATTACATCATTAACACTAGCTAATGGTCTTAACGTTGCCTTGTCTGGTAAATATATCTGGGAAAACAAAGATCCATTTACGATTGATCTTGGGGATGGTACATTCCTTAGTCCATTTAAACATGCGGCTGAGTTCTACCATTGGATTACAGACTTTGATAAGACGTTTTATAATAAGCTTGGTTGGTTGCCTAAACAACTTACTGAAGCTGCTTATGATATTCGTAAAGACACACCACTACAAGAGCGATTAAAGAATCTTGTTAAGGGTACTGCAATTCCATTTACTGGATCTTCTGCAGCTGATCCTAGACGAACTCCAGGTGAGTCAGCTTCTGCCTTTGTTGGTATGCCTATTACAGGTGTTAAGAGTAAACCAATGCCTAATTGGGAACGTATGAAGAAGAACTTTCAACGTAAACTTGGTATTAAAATTAAAGACGATACGGATAAAGAATGAAAATACTAATCATCGATGCATCAGGTGTATGCCTTGACTTTGCTTTACGGTGCCAGAACTTTGGGCACACTGTAAAGTGTTTTATTAGACACAATAAGGATGGCAGTCGCTCGATGGTCGGTGATGGTGGACTCATTGAAAGGGTCTCTGAGTGGGAGAAGTATATGAACTGGGCAGATCTAATCTTCTGTACAGATAATATCTTTTACATTCATGGCTTGGAACGTTATCGTGATAAAGGTTATCCAATTATTGGTCCATCTATTGATACCAATCGTTGGGAACAAGACCGCATGCACGGTGCAGATGTAATGGAGAAGGCTGGTATTACAACTATCCCATCCACAGTATTCAAGAATTACGATGAGGCTATTAAACACGTAATGGATAATCCAAAGCGTTACGTTAGTAAGCCTATCGGTGATGGAGCCAAGGAACTATCTTACGTTGCTAAATCAGCAGCCGATATGGTCTTTATGCTACAGAAGTGGAAGAAGAGTAACGCATACAAAGGCGACTTTATCCTCCAAGAGTTCCACGGTGGTGTTGAATTTGGCGTAGGTGGCTGGTTCGGACCTGGTGGTTTCAACAAGCAGTTTTGTGAGAGCTGGGAATTTAAGAAGTTAATGAATGATGATCTTGGTGTCGCTACAGGCGAGCAAGGTACTATCGTTCGCTATACCTCCGAATCTTACTTGGCAGACCAAGTTCTTAAACCGCTTGAAGACTTTCTTCATGGCTTAGCATATACAGGTTATATTGATGTTAATTGTATCATTGACAAAGATGGCTTTCCTTGGCCTCTTGAGTTTACTATGCGACCAGGCTGGCCGCTCTTTCAGATTCAACAAGCACTGCATAATGGCGACCCCGCTCAGTGGATGCTCGACCTTATCAATGGTGAGGACACACTACGTACCAGCAAGGCAATTGCTTGTGGCGTTGTTATTGCTATCCCTGATTATCCTTATTGCAAGATAAGCAAGAAAGATAACTCCGGTTATCCTTTGTTTGGCTTGACAGAAGAGGACGTAGTCAACGATGTTCATTGTGCTGAAGTCATGTGGGGTAAAGCCCCAAGCATGTGTGACGGTGAAGTTAAAATGAACACACCTATGTTTGTTACAGCAGGTGATTACATCTGTACTGTATCAGGCAAGGGTGCTACTGTAAGCGATGCTCGTGAGAAGGCATACAATACTATTAAGAAGAAGATTGAGATTCCTAATAGTGTTATGTATCGTACTGACATTGGTTGTCGTTTAGAGAAACAACTGGACGTGTTACATGAACATGGCTACGCTACTGATTGTGATTGGGAGTAATTATGGCTAAGAATTTGCTCCCCCCAATCCCACAAACACCTATTGGTGAAGAGTTCTCTTGGCGTGATTGGTTTAGAAACCTTGGTAACTACATTCAAGTAGCACAGACTGGTGGATCACCTTGGACTATTGTTCAGGGTGGTACTGGTTCATCTACTGCTGTAGGGGCCAGGTCTAACCTTGGTATTGGTACGTTAGGTACACAGAATGCTAATAACGTAGCTATTACTGGTGGTACTATTGATAATACTCCAATAGGAGCAGGCACACCTTCTACAGGTAAGTTTACTACTTTAGATGTTACTACCAGTCTTAAAACAGAAGGACTTACTGGTTATCTTTATGGTCATGACAACACAGGTAATGTAACAGCTTCTGCTACTATTCCAAATACTGATGTTACTGGATTAGCTACTGTAGCCCATACTGGAGCTTACTCTGATTTAACTGGTAAACCTACACTAGGAACAATGGCTGCACAGAACGTAGGTATCAATGCCACGATTACTACAGCTAAACTAACTACACTAGGTACTAATGGAAGTATGACATTTACCAATGGTATCCTTACTTCACAGACACAGGCAACATGAAAACTTCAGATAAAGGCATTGAACAGATTAAAAGCTTTGAAGGCTTTCGTACAATGTCTTATAACGACGGTGTTGGTAAGATGACTGTTGGTTATGGACATATGTTAATTCCTGGTGATGGTTGTGTTGTTGGTTCACCAATTACTATGGGACAAGCAGAGTCACTGTTAAGACACGACTTATTTGTTGCTGAACATGCGATTAATGTTATGGGAACTGCATTAACTCAGAATGAGTTTGATGCTTTAGTGTCGTTTGTATACAACTTAGGTGTTGCTAATTTCCAACACTCGACACTTTATAGGAAGTTAAAAGAGAATGATTACGAGGGTGCAGCGAATGAATTCCCTAAGTGGGATCATGCTCCAGCTAACGTAGTGAATGAAGGCATTCTCAGACGGCGATTAGCTGAACAGAGATGCTTTATTGGAGGTGGTTATGTGGGATAAAATCAAAGCGTATGTGCGTGGAGCACTACGTTCTAAAACTCTGTGGTTTAGCGGCCTTTTAACGGCCCTAGGAGCCCTTAACGATAATTCGCAATACGTACATGCCATGTTAGATGATGTGAGCTTTAATGAGCTTATGATTGTTATCTCTTTGGCTATTGCTTTTTTACGTATTATGACTAATAAGTCTTTGGAATCAAAATAATGTTTCCATTACCGATAACAACATGGATTATAGCAGGTTTAATTGCTCTTACTAGCCTGACAGGTTGGTATGGATACCATGAACATGATGAGCTTGTTGTGTACAAACAACAGATTGCTGATGTTGCAAAAGAACAACAAGATAAAGTAGAACAGGATAAAAAAGATGCAAAACAAGTTACTGAAAATATTGTTGCTGGTTACACTAGTTACCTTAACAGCGTGCACGACCATGGTACCAGTGCAGTGCGCCCCGTTCCCAACCCCGCCCAAGGAACTGATGCAACCGTCTGCACTCGACAATTTATTGACGCAGCAAATGAAACAAACGTCCAACTAGAATATTTAAAACAATGGGTTGATGAGCAGTGTAGGATTGGTTGTCAGAAGCCATAGAAAAAGCCACCCGTTGAGGTGGCTTCTTCATTTCTACTTCTTGGTTTCTTCGTGTTGGTTAGTACCACGAATGACTTCACAAGGATAACTGTCTTCCGTCTTTTTAGCTTTAAAGATCTGATCCCAGTTGTTGTCAAACGTCTCTTGGTCTTGCGGGGCAATAGGCTTATCGCCTTTGCCACCGTCATGTCTACTTCTACGCATTACTTCTCCGTCATAAATATTACTCTAATAAAGATTAGATGGAAGATAACAATGGTGTACATTTTATTATCTTCGTCATAGTCATCAATGTATTCAAAGCCTGCTACCAGGCCTCGAATAAAGTCAAATGATATCTCACACATATTCACAAGCTCCATTTACACAAGCTAATTCATGATGATTGATTGTAGAGTCGTCTTCTTCAAATGCATTGAACTCTTCCCAACTAATTTCTGGGAATGATGCTTTAGCAGCTTCATAGACTTCTTTTGTACAATCTTGATAGGGTGCTTGTTGATACGAGTGATCATTGAATGGTAGGAAACTGACCCCCCCCACATCATCAAAGTTCTTGTAAACCCATGCACCGACTTCCATCCACTCTTCTTCACGTACATATACTGTAATAGAAGGATTGTGTTCACACCAGTATTGTTTGAATTTGAGGTAATGTTCAAGCTGTTCTACAGCTGACCATTGCTTACGTAAGACTGATCCTTCAGGAGCTTTTTGTGGGAATGAGAAGACAAGATTACTGTCATTCATTACATCAACTTCTACTGGTACACCCTTCTCTTTAAGGAAGATAGCAAGTGGATCTTTTATATCGGCACGTACAGTGCGAATGTAATAATCACTATGTCTAGGATGAATACCACTAGCCGAGTCAACCAACTGACTAACTGTACCGCTAGGCTTAACAGTAGTAATAGCAGCAGACTGTGGAATGCCAAGTTTAGCGGCCCACTCTTTGTTAGTCTCAACACAAACATCTTTAAGGTATCTAAGAACGAAGTCATTTACTTGCTTCCCAAACATGTTATTGTCGAGGATTCCTGTGAGGCTAACCCCAAGGAGCCGTTCTTCTTCTGCGTTTCTTTGCCAGACTTTCCGAATGTACTTGAAATCGGTGAGAGTCGACTGAAAAGTCCCAAGGATTGTAGCAATGCGAACCTTTCTAGATACGTCTTCGATAGTGTCGCTTGCTCGTATAACAGCCTCAGTAAGGTTGCAGAATCCGCATGGTCTGAGAATGATTTCACCGCAAGGGTTTGTTCCAAATTCGTAATCAGCTTCTCTGCGTCCTGTAGCTGTAGCTTGCAATTGTGCAGATACTCGGTTAAAGATGCCACGTTCTCCAGATTTTGATTCATATAGTGATTGCCACTCTTTCATAAAGATGCCGATGTCCGGCTTTTCAGTGTAAGCTACTGAGTTGTTAGCTAATGCTCGTTGTTTTTCATCTTCCCACCAAGCGCCATTCTTGGCGTTACGCATACGCTCATCCGTCAGATTTGACAAGGAGATCAGAGCACTGCGTCGTACACCCCCCACTACTACAATCTGAGCAATCTTGCATACTAAGTCATGGCATTCTACAGAGGATAACCTACGACCCGCCGCTTTTTGGAAGAGTTCAATTGTGAATTGGAACAGGTCTTGGAGAGGCCTAGGTCCACTAGCCCTTCCTCCAAAAGTCTTAAGTCTCGCTCCAGCAGGTCTGACCTTGCTGTAATCAATCTCTGGGATAAGACCAGTGTAAAGTAAGCCAAGCAATTCTCGTAAGGCAGTTGCCCAACCCTGTTTCGAGTCCGCCACTGTAATCTTTGTATTGGTAAGAGAGAACTCACTTGCAATCGTTGGCAATTTCTGGACATATTGTCTTTCTACTGAGAAGCCTAAGCCAGTACCATTCATGAGAATAAACATAGCTTCGTCAAAGGCACGAACATCATCAATTGGTAAGTATGAGCAGTTATATCCTGCAATGTTATCACGTTCTAGAGCCGGTCCTGCTGTCATAAGGGCACGCATGGATGGCATTAGATCTAGATTGTAGATTGCATCGTATACTTCTTTGTATGGGAATGTCTCAGGGAAGCGTTTAGCCCAGAAATCACAGTAACGTGTTACTGTTTCCCCCCAATTTTCACGTCTACCTTGATCAGGGATCCAACGAGCGTAGCGTGATTTGTGAATGTATTGCTGATAGTCGGTTAAGTTGTTACTCATCAAATGGTTCTTCGTCCAGTTCTTTTTCTAATTCATCAGCGAGTTCTTCGATTAGATCTTGGAATCGCTCTACAATATCCTCACTAGTGATTTTAAGGATCTCTAGTAAGGATACTTCATCTATACGACGTAAACGGTCGAATATATCTACTAAGGTTAGCATTTATACCGATCATCTAGGTCTGGTCGTGTCTTGGTCATGTTAGATAAAAACATCCAGCAACAGCCAAGATGATCAATATGTGGAAGGCCACTTTCTGCGTCAATGTCTTCGCCTTTTTGTAAAGCAGCGAGGTGGCGGAGCATAGCAGCAGTGAGACGACTATAACTAATACCATTTCTCCAATTATGCTCGTCATACTTCTTAGCTCCAAAAGTTAATACCTTGGCAAGACCTTCTAGAGCATCGAAGTCTAGGAGATCCATTCTAGGTTTGTCGTTATCATACTTGAGCCCCCCTTCGGGGATCATGTCTTTAATGTCGTTTTCTGTGATCATTTGTGTTGGTAATATGCCACTCCTAGCAGCATTAACCCTACTATTAGTAGCATACATTTCCTCAATTTGCTTGTCTAATCGTGGCATTAGCCACGTCTGTTTTAGTTGATCTGCTCCAAGTACCGCAGTTAGTGCACTGATATCTCTGATAAGACCCGCTGATTGTTCTTGCGGTGCCTCGTCGTTGAATAGCTTTTGATCCGCAGTTTGGGCAAATGTGTTCATCTTTTCCGTCATAAACATTCCTGTTAGGATGTGATTTAATCCAAGGAAGAACTTTGTGATATACTTTCTCAAGTAATACAACGTCTTGCTTGTTATACTTTTCCATGATTTTCCATGCACCAGGATCGCCATTCATACAGCGTACCCACAATCCATGACCTTCATGTCCTGTTTTAGAGCCAAGGCCGAGGCGTTGCGCTACATAATCAAGTTTGTTAGAAGGGAAGCGGAAGTTACTACGCATTGTCCGTAGTAGGTCAATCTGCTTATATGGAGCTGGAGGAGACATATCATTTAACAAGAACTCCTTGTTCAGTGTTGGCATGTCGAACTTAGTGCCATTGTAGTGAACAACAGCATCTGCTTCGTTAATCATTGTGTAAATCCGCTTAAGCATTTTCTTATCGCTGGATTGATGCACTGAATCGAAGAAGATTTCTTTTTCACCTAACCATTTAGCAGCCCAGCACATTACGTACGAAGACTCCTGTAGTTGGTTAATAGAGACGTTTTGTTGCCATAGCCCCCATACGTGAGCCGTATTGGGACTTGTTTCAATATCTAGTAATAATATCTTCATTATGCTATTGGTTTAATCCAAGTTATTGGTTCTTTGCTATTTAGTGAATATACTTTGACTGGTTCATGACTCATAAGGTCAACCTGACATGCCCAGTATACAGCGTCTTCTGCGGTACCACCAGCACGCATGATTGCTTCAGCTGCATGGATACCACTACCAATTGCCATAAAGGTACGCACAGGTTCCCATTCAATACCATCGTCACTTACCTGTAAACCTTCGTCAGTTAATATCATGAACGAGTTGTCATTGTTTTTTAACTTAGGAGGTACTTTACTTTTAGTACGTAGGTATTGTAGGACTTTTTCACAGTCACCAAAGTGACCAGCACCAGCAAACCAACCATCAGGAATTCGTGAACATTTTTCATCGAAGTACTTTGTGTTAGTATCTGTGTCTGAATACTGGCTATCTGTGACAATGACTTTACGTCTCCAGTCACCTACAATCGTTGTCATGTTATTGAGTAGCGATTGGTGATGGAGCTGTTTCTTTCTTTGGACGACCACGAGTTAGCATAGCGTCTGCATTAGCCCAACAAGCGTCAAATTGAACAGTAGATGGATTTTGGTTTTTGTCGAGTAACGCATCAAGGAATGTATTAGCAAATAAGCTACGCTGACTTATTGATACACCCTCTTTGAATCCTTCTAAGAATGCACCCCGTAAGGCATTGTTCATGTCTTGATCTGTTACACGCTGTTCGTGTAGTGTGGCAATTGCCATATTATTGCATCCCTTCTGGTCCTTCGACTACAACAACGCTACGTGTGTCAACGAGTTGTACTCCGTTATTAATTAAGATATCCATAGCCATTTCAAGTAACAGATGTACTTGATTTGTGCTAAGGTTGGCATGGAAGTCTACGCTCCCATCCGCCATTTCGATTATCTGATGTATTTTCATGTGAGCCATTCTGGCGGCAGACCATCACGCAAATCCGACCACATAAAGCCAGCCTTAGTTGCCCAGTCTCCGTAAGAAGTTTTAGATCCTTTTCTCAATTTAACTCGTGCATTCTGGAAGAAGATATAGAAGGTATGGTCAGGATATTGTTCCTTGATCCATATCATCTTCTTTCTATCTTCAACAGTTAGCTTACCTTTAGTTTCAATGTAAACCTTGTCTTTTACTTTCCAGTCAGGAATGTAAGTTCTTATGGCTTCAGGTTGCTTGAACTTTAGGCGGTCCGGTTCGTACGTCACTGAGTCCGGGATCAGAGTCCTGAACTTCGCTTCGAACTTTGACTTGTAGGTTTGGAGGAACCCACTGTTCATCTTTATTTCTTTGGATGTATAGGAGCCTGCCATTTAGGATGATGTTATGTGCTTCATTTGTGTAAATTTCCCTTACATACGTGTACATGTCAACAGCATTAGTGCAATACTCAATTGCATCATGATGGTGTTGCATGAATTTAGGCCACTTCTGTCTTGCTTTGCCGTCATAACCTGGTATATTGTCTGATACGTCTCCTAAGATTAATTGCTTGTAAAAGCTTTTTAATCCTTCGATGGGAGTTACGAACGATCGTTCTTTGGTTACAAAGTTAAAATGATGACCAGAGATCATCTTTAAGTCTTTGTCAATAGAACAGACAACAAAGGACATTGGGTCCTCACAGTCTGTGGCAGCGATACCGATAAGATCGTCTGCTTCACATCCTTCTGAGATAACCGCATTCCATGTTTCGACAAGGTAGTCCCTGCACGCCTGTAGATGTACAGGTTTGGGCTTGTCTTTACGATTGGCTTTGTACTCTGGATATATGTCATAACGGTAGTTACCTTTGCCAGTCAAAAAGCAACGGTATTCGTCACTTTCTGACTCACGCAGGATATCACGCATCATGTTTTCTATCCGAAGTACAGCAATCTCTTCAGGTTCTTGTTCGGCACTAGCAGAACAGCGATATGCAACGATATCACCGTCTATTAGTGCTTGCATCACTCTACAGTAGGCATATCAAACTCTACCATTTCGCTTTCTATTTCTTCGATTGTTGTTTTCTTTTTACCGAAGACGAAGTCCTCAAGTTCTTTTGCGGTGGCAATGACGTCGGATACTTTGAGCGACTTAGCACCCACAGAAAGAATTGCTGTAGCGTTGCTAAGAGACGACTGACGAATGATGTAGACTTGACGTGCTGCACGTTCTTCTGGGGTCTCGTACGTACTACGTGGGGTTGGGCTTGCTGCCTTGCTTCCAGCACTACTTGCTGAGGCTGCTTGACTGCCGTCGGCTTTCTTGGCACTGACGAATTCGTCGTACCCTTTGTCGTTTTTGGCTTCTGTGACTTCAAATGTTTCTCCTGCTTGTGCTTTAGATAAGATTGGGTATACAAACTTCTTGCTAGATACTACCCTACGTGTTGATGTTTTACCATCGCCAGTAAAGTTAATGTTAGCAATTTGGAATGATCCACGATCATCAATAATAACACCGTTAACTGTAATTAACATACTTTCCTTTTTCTAATGATTCATTGTGGGGCCATAGTGGCACTCACATGCTAATGGTATATTTGGTTTAACTCCGAACATCCTCTCAAAGTTTGTCGGCATGTCCGCAAAGCTATCCTCAAATAACTTAATAGTTTTTTCTACTTCTACATCGTCTACATCTACGAGGATACTGTCATGGATAGTTCCAATAAGACGTCCTCTAATTCCTGCTCGCTTAAACCTTTTCGCAAAGCATACTCTGATAATTGCCATGATGTCATGACCAGTTCCTTGTACAGGGTGATTTGTTAGTGTTGTCCATGGGATGGCTAGGTTGCCTTTGAAATCACGAACCAAGTCGAAGTACCATTCCCGTCCCTGAGGCCCAATGATAGGGAGACGTTGGCTGACCAATCGTGCCCAGGATTTGTGAGTAGTATCCAGTCCCTTGTATTTGGTGAAGAACTTATCTCCAATAGATTCCCAAAACTTAACCGTGCTGTTTGTTGCGGCAAATTCGGGGTCTTTGGAAAAGGCGTAAGCACTTCCTCGATAGATAGTTCGAAAGAGGTACTTCTTTGCGATAAGTCGGCTAGGAAGGCCGAAAGCTCTTTCATTCTCGCTATGTAAGTCTCGTCCTTCAAGAATCTCCTCCATCCCTATGGGATCTTGTGATAACCAAACTGCTGTCCACCATTCCAGGGCTTTTGCGTCTGCTTGTATAATCATTTCTTACAAGTAAGAGCACATGTTGGATGTGTTTCTTTAGGATGAAATAGTTTGTCATACACATCACGATTAAACATCATTAGAGCATCTTTAAAGTCTGAAGCTCCATGAATAGCGATGTATTCACTAAGATTAGACATGACAGTGTGTTCCCAAGACTCCGCTGCTACTATCGCTAGCTCCTCTGAGATGATCATTGCTTGTTTCAGCTTGCCCATATTCACTCCTTACAAAGTTCTGCATCTCCGGAGGCATATTCTGGAGATTTGGTTTGGTAGATGATAGTCTACCTGTCCATGTTGTTACTTGATTGAACTGCCCATGGATTTTGTTTTTAGGCCAATGCATTTCTTCATTGATCTTGATGAAGCCTTGATAGAATTCATTGACTTTGGTTAGTTGTGCTAATTTAAGAAGTAGCGGCACTACACCAGTCTTGTCTTTGAGTTTACGAAGTGTGTCTTCATTGGTGGACCAAAGTCCGTCTTTCTTTAATTCGGTACCTTTAATAGGTTTAACGAGTCCATCCAAGTGATGAGTTTGTCGATCAATCGAATAGCGAGGCTGTCCGAGCTTTCCCCCTGACTTATATAATCCTGCCAGGACACGTCTTTCTTCCTCAATAGTGCCTCCATAGAGATAGGCACTAAGGTGATCAGTGCTATTGAAGTTAACAGGTATATGAGGATATCTAGACCCAAGTTCCGAAGCGATTTTACTGATTTCTTCAGAAAGCTCGTTACTTGCTTCAAGAATTGCGTCAAGGTCGACTGGGATGCCATTGTATTCCATTTCTTCTAAAGTTAGTAAGTCTTCACAACAGAGATGTATTAGACGCCATTGCTGTGGTTTTAAGATACTTAGTTGTTTGTAGTATAATAACAACGTTGTTTTAACGTCATTGATGTTGTATTCTGATAAGATGTCCCAAGGAACAGCATCGGTATCAATACCTTTTTCCCAGTATTCAGTCTTTACTACATCTGTTTTTTGTGGTAGTTCATACTTTTCCAAGCAACTAGCGAGGCTAGGATACTTAGTACGCTGACGGCTAATAACATACTCAGCAACTTGACAATCAAAGACTCGTTTGTCCAAGGTATCAATGCCGTAGCGACGCAACCAATGAAGGTCGAACTTAATGTTAAATCCAATAAGTAGCTCTGCGCTGTTAATGGCTTGTTGTAATAGTCGTAATCCCTCACTATTGGGATGCACGCAATTATGTGTATTGCCATCAGTCCAAGCAACAGAAACAAGTTTGTTAGTAGCATCGAATGGGTTTCCTTTATTAGAAGTTGTACATTCTATGTCTATTGATAATAGTTTCATCGACCAGTAGCAATAGGATTATAGATTGTAGCAGGTGCTTGTCCGAATGTCATTGCGCTACCTGCAGATTCTCCAGTAGCAGTGTAGAAGAATGTTAGGGAGTCAGCAAATGTTGTTGTGCTGATTAGTAGGAGTGTAAAGATTAGTAGTTTCATACATCTGCCTGAAAAGTACTGGTTTGGATTTCAGCATAAAGTCGTTGGTTGAGTGTGTCTTTATATATGGCGTTACATTTTTCACAGAACACATCAGCATCTAATAGGCTTTCAAAGACACCAAGAACATGTGCTTCATAGCCAACACTATGAGGATCAAGTGGTTCTAGTAGTTTACATTTTCTAAGTACGACATAACACGGTGTGAATCTTTTTTTCATGATGGCATATCCACGTAACGGGCAATGCCCGGATTGATTTGGACTTCAATGCGTCCATGTCTCATTTCTGGTAATGTGTCAATATCACCAGTGAG